CAAGGTGGTGGGTATACAACTATTCCAACAAAGAATGTATTGTCAATTAAAAAAATAAAAATATAGGAGAAACCCATGGCAAGAAAGAAAAGAAAAAAAAGAACAATTCAAGATGTCATTGAAGATATCCGAGAGTTACATGAAAAGGAAGAAGACTTATTAATGGAACTTGAAGAAAAAACAGACATTGATGAAGGAGATGAATAATGGAAAATAAATTTGACCCAAAAACTAAAGTGAAACAAGGAGATCTTGGTTCAGCACCTGATGGCAAACAGCCAAATCAGGAAGCTACTAATATTGATTTTGATAAACATGCACCAGGTAAAGGTAAGTCTAAAAATTATTTAGATTTAGAAAAGAGTGGTGAGTATTTAACTAAATCAGGTAAAGAGCATGTACAAGATTCATTGTTTAAATTAGCTGATCAAAAAGATTATTAATAAATAAATAACAAGGAGAAATAAAAATGCCAGAAGGAATGGGATACCCAAAGGGTAAAGGAATATTAGGCAAGGTCAATCAAGGTGATCTTGGAGCTGATGTTGGTAAAAGACCTAATGAAAAATTAAATATGAACCCTAATCAAAAAATCAAACAAGGTGATTTAGGATCAGAATCAGGTTCAGTAGGAAAAAAAGAAAAAGTAGATAAATCTATTTTTACAAAAGCTGAACAAAAAGATTACTAGTAATGGCTCTAACAGACTCAGACGGTAAAAAAAAGAAAAGTTATGGTAATGATAAAGCAGCTTTAAAAGCAAAAGCTGAACGTATGCTTGTTACTGATGTATCTGTTAATGATATTAAATTAATTAATAAATTTACTGATAAAGATTCAACCGTAGATGATGTTAGATCTTTAGAAAAACATTCAGGATTAGGATTAAGTAAAGGTAAACATGGTATAACTGATAAAGAAATAAAAAAAGTTATATCAGGTGAAATAAAAGAACCTACAGGAATACACAAAAAGAAAAAAAGTTTGTTTAAAAAAATTTTTGGATAATTAAATGGCTACAAAAAAATATATTAACGAGCATGGCAAATTTAATCAGTTTGATAAATACTCTAATATATTTAAAAAAGAAAAAGAAAATAAGCCTATACTCAAAGTTCCTAATTTACCTGGGCAAGATACTATGTCTGAAGAAAAAAAATCTTCAACACTTGATTTAGAAACAGCAAAAACATTAAGTGGTAATCCTTCTCTGACAAGAGAAGAATTAAAATCTTTTAAGCAAACTACTAAAGATAAACAAGAAATAAAATCGAATATATAAAATGGATATAAAAGACGAAAACTTAGATCCATTTGTTGGATTTATAAGAGAGAGATTCCAACAAGCGGAAACAGCTAGACTCTATGATGAGAAGAGATGGCTTAAAGCTTATCGAAATTACAGAGGATTATACGGACCAGAAATGGCTTTTCGTGATAGTGAGAAGTCTAAAGTTTTTGTTAAAATAACTAAGACAAAAGTACTTGCTGCTTTTGGACAAATTATTGAAGTATTATTTTCTAGTGGTAAATTTCCAATTGGTGTAAGACCTACAACAGTTCCCGAAGGAATTGATGAGTATGCACATATAGCAAAACCAGGACAAGCCCAACAGGCTAATGGTCAAGCACAACCAGAACAACAGAATGGTCAAAGCCCATATGGATTTTCTGGTGATGGTAGTGGATTACCAGCTGGTGCTACTGCTGAATCTTTAATGAAAGATTTATCACAGCATTATAAAGATTTGGGTTTTGAAGAAGGTGCAGCACCTGATTTAAAAACAATGCCACAAATAGAACCTGCAGAAATGGCAGCAGGTAAAATGCAAAAATTAATTCACGATCAATTAGAAGAGAGTGAAGCTATTACAATTTTAAGACATGTATTTTTTGAAATGTGTTTATTAGGTACTGGAATTTTAAAAGGACCTTTTACAAATGAAAAAACACATTACTCATATAGTTCAGATCAAGAAACAGGTGCACTTGCATCTATGCAAAAATCTAAAGTTATACCTTCAATAGAAGCAGTATCTTGTTGGGATTTTTACTCAGATCCAAATGCAACTAGTATAAATGATGCTGAATATGTTATTCAAAGACATTCACTTAATAAAGAACAATTTGCAGCATTAGCTAAAAAACCTTTATTTAAACTTAATGCAATTCGTGAATGTTTAGAAATGGGTCCTAATTATCAAACAAGAGGATACGAATCTTCTTTATATGACAGAGAAAATGTACAAACACTTTATAAAAATAGATTTGAAGTTTTAGAATATTGGGGATTAGTATCTAAAGATATAGCACAACAATTAGATTTAGAATTTGATGATGAATTAGATGTTGTATCTGTTAATGTATGGATATGTGGTGGTAAAGTTTTAAGATGTGTAGAAAATCCATTTACACCAAAAAGAATACCTTATATGGTATGTCCATATGAATTAAATCCATATCAATTTTTTGGAGTAGGTATTCCAGAAAATATGCAAGATTCACAGCAAGTTATGAATGGCCATGCAAGAATGGCAATTGATAATTTAGCTTTATCAGGTAATTTAATATTTGATGTAGATGAAACTTTATTAGTACCAGGTCAAGATATGAAAGTATTTCCTGGAAAAATATTTAGAAGACAAAGTGGTCAGCCAGGAGCAGCAATTCATGGTGTTAAGTTTCCAAATACATCACAAGAGAATTTAATGATGTTTGATCGGTTTAGACAATTAGCCGATGAAGCAACAGGTATTCCTTCGTACTCACATGGTACAACAGGAGTACAATCAACTACTAGAACAGCAGCGGGTATGTCTATGCTCATGGGTGCTGCAGCTCTAAGTATTAAAACGGTTATCAAAAATATTGATGACTATTTGTTAAAGCCCCTAGGACAATCTTTATTTCATTGGAATATGCAATTTAATATTGATAGACCAGAAATAAAAGGTGATTTAGATATTAAAGCACAAGGGACATCTTCTCTAATGCAGAAAGAAGTTAGATCACAAAGACTAATGACATTTATGCAGACAGCTTCGAACCCATCGTTAGCACCGTTTGTTAAATGGCATACATGTTTAAAAGAAGTTGCAAAATCTTTGGATATAGATCCAGATCAATTAATTAATGATCCAGAGAAAGCAGCAATATATGCACATATAATGGGGATGGCAAATGGAAATCAACAAAATACAAGCAATAGTGGACAACAAAGCCCAATGGCAAATATGGGAGGAGTACCTGCAGGAGCTTCGCCAACAGACAATACAGGAGCTGGAGGTGGCAACATCGGAACGGGTTCTGTTCCGTTGCCAGGGGAAGCTGGCTTTAGTTCGCAAACTACTCAGCCTACCACAGGCAATAAAACACAGTAAGGAATAATATGGCAGTAAAAACTTGGGATACATCTAGAGCAGGTGGTGGAACCTATGAATTAGAAAGAGATGCAACAACAGGAAACTATAGTTTAAAATCTGTAGGATTTACACAAGTTAATAAATTAAATTTACCTGATCTTTTATCTCAAGATGCAACTACTACTACTACACAAAATACAAATACAACTCAAACTACTGGTACTACTGATACTTCTCAACCTTATAAACAATTAGCAAAAGCTCAACTTGGTGATGATACAAAACCAGACTATAGTGGAGTTATGCTTAAGACCCCAAAAGTAAAAGATATTTCAGTTAGAGATGCTGGAGCGAATATTGATGTGGGGTATTGGGAAAAACAAGATAAGCCAGGTGGTGGGAAGTGGACAAAAGATGAAATTTTAGCAGATAAAACAGGTATGTTTACAGATGAGTCTTCTGGAAATGATCCGCAGGATGCTCTGGATCCAGATCCTAATAATTATGGTTTTGATTATTCAGGGAATTTTATAGGAGAAGGAGAAGGACCAAGAGCAACTCAATATTCAGATGACCTCTATGAAACAGGTGAACATTGGAAAGATACATCTGGTCAAGTTGGAATTAAAGGTGTAGAAACAACTACAGGATTACAAAAGATAAAACCAGATGTTAAAAAAGTAACACAAAAAGCTAAATTTAAACTTCAACCAATAATAGGAATAGCAGGTAAAGCATTAGGTGGATTCCTAAAATCAATTACACCAGAATCATCACCTACACAAAAAGTAAACAAAGCTTTATTTAATGTTAGAGGTGGTAGTGTTGATGGCAATAGAATAGCAGGTAATCCTGCAGAAGATTTATATGCAGGTATGAATAGAACTTCAGCTTTTGGTAATTTAGAAAGAGCTGGTAATAAAAGAATTAATACAAGAAACTCAGCTAAAACTCAAGCTAGATTAGATAAACTTCCACCAGAAAGAAAAGCAGCTTTTAATGCTAAAACTAAAGAAATGCAAAAACAAGCTGCCGAGTATAAACAAAAAAAAGAAGAAGGTGGAGGTGGAGATGATCAAGGATCAGATAGCAACACAAGAGTTATTTGTACAGAATTACATAGAACAAAAGAAATGTCTACTGTTGATTGGATAAGAGATATAAGATTTACATATAAAAATTTAAGTAAAGATCATATTAAAGGATATTTATTTTGGGCAGTACCAACTGTTAAACATATACAAAAATATCCTACATATAGAAAAATTTGGAAACATCTTGCACAACATAGAGCTAATGATATAGCATGGAGATTAAACCAAGGTAAATTTGATTTACTTGGAAGAATATACGCAGGTATAGGAGAACCTTTATGTTGGTTAATTGGTAAGTGTGTAAGTGATAAACAATTAAAAGAATTAAAATTAAATAGTTGGAGAAGAGCATAATGGCAATAGGACCAGATCAGAAAGTTACTACAACAGGATTAATGGGTGGTGATAAAAAACCTATACAGGCTCCTGATTTAAGTGGATTAAGTCAAGGTCAACCACAGGCAACACCACAAAAACCTACACCAATTGCAAAAAGACCTGAACCACAAGCCCCTAATACTGATGATAGAATAAATCAAGTAGAACAAGCTAATCCTGATGCTATGGCTCAATTAGATGTAATTTTATCAGATCCAGATATTAATGATATTATACAAAAACTTGCACCTGAAGCTGCTAATAAAATAGCAAAATTTAAAGGTGAAGAAAAGATAGTAGCATTACCTGCATCAGCAATAAAAAATTATGCTATTAAAATGTATGGCGGAGATGAACAAACATCAGTCCAACAATTTTTAACCGATTTGTCTGGTGAACAACCAGATGATACAACTGTGCCACCTGATACGGCAACTCAAACTGATAACATGATGAGTAATCAAAATGTTGATCAAGAAATTACTCCAGAGATGGATTCAATAGATCAAGGTCAAGGAGAGTTAGCATAGTATCAGCCCACAAATTATGGAAGTGAGCTACCCTTATCCATAAGGCACTCAACCAAAGAGGAAATAAAAATGGAAAAAGAAGAAAATACGGCAGTTGAAGTTTCTGAAGAAACTAAAACTGAAAAACCTAAACTTTTTAAAAAACCTAAAGCTAATGTATATAAAAAACATGATGACGCAAGTGATCCTGAAATTGAAGCATTTGCTAAGGGTGAATTAGAAAAGTTTCACAGAGAGAAAGCAGAAACAGCAACCGTTCAAGAGGACACTGAAGCATCAGAAGAAATTGCAAGCTCAGATGGTAAAGCTACTCCTTCAACTGAACGCCCTGAAAATGCCGAAGAACGTGTTTTTAAGAAACGTTATGACGATTTGAAAAGACACTATGATTCTACACTTGGAAAGCATAAAGATGAAGTTCGTACTTTAAGAACTCAATTAGAACAATCATCTAAACATTTTGTTCCACCTAAGTCTAAAGATGAACTTGAGGCTTGGAGAAAAGAGTATCCTGATGTATATGATATGGTTGAAACCATAGCTATGACAAAGGCTGATACTAGAGCAAAAGAGATGGAGGATAAATACCAAAATCTCCAAGTTCAACAGGAACAAATTAGTAAAGAAAAAGCTGAAGTAGAATTGTTAAAGTTACATCCTGACTATAATGATATTCGTCAGAAAGATGAATTTCATAATTGGGCTGCTAATCAAGATCCTAATATACAAGGTTGGTTGTATGAAAATACTTCTAACGCACAATTAGCTGGTAGAGCTATTGATTTGTATAAAATGGATACAGGTATTAGTAAATTATCCAAAAAAGAGGAGATAGCTGTTAAGAAAGAAGCAGCTAAAGCTATAACAAAAACTGCTAAAGCAACTGAAACAGAGTTACCCAAAAAGAAAGTTTGGTCTAATGCTGAAATCAGTAAAATGAGTGTTAATGAGTATGCTAAGTATGAAGAAGATATCGATAAAGCTGTAAGAGAAGGTAGAATCCAACCTTAACAATAACAATATAATTGGAGGCTAACACATGGCTACAATGGGACTAGCTACTGGCTACCAGAATTTACCCTCGGGTAACTGGGTACCAGCAGTATATAGTCAAAAGGTTCAAAAGTTTTTCAGACGTGCATCAGTTGTTGAAGATATTACTAACACTGATTACGCTGGAGAAATTGAAAATTTTGGCGACACGGTAAATATCGTGAAAGAACCCTCAATTA